GCGCTGCCGTCGATCCATGGGGCATGGTCTACCCCACTCCCGAGGGACTGAAAACACCGAAGGGAATGATCCGTTATCCGGGGCTTCGAACCGAGCGCACCGAGGACGGTAAATGGGAATTTGTTTATGGGAATGGGCGTACCAAAGCCCGCATCTACGCTGGAAAAATTGATGAGAATATCGTGCAACATCTCGCACGCTGCGTGATCGCTGACAACGCACTGACGATACAAAAAATTTCAGGACTCAACCCTTCGTTGATGGTTCACGACGAACTGGTTTATGTCGTTCCCGAAGACGACGCCGAGGATGTTCTTGCGACGGTGCAGGGGGTTATGCGTACCCCACCCGACTGGTGGCCCGAGTTGGTCACGTGGTCGGAAGGCGACATTGCAGATACGTACGGAGACGCGAAATGATGGGGCTTTTAAGTTCAGGTCGATCCGTGTTATCGTACATACATGTAAACAACAATACGGAGGTTGAGATCAGGTTTTATGAGTTTGAAAGACACTACTTATCTCCTACTACAGAACCCGGGGCGCACTGCCACGTGGCTAAACCTAGCGGATAAGTACATACAGTCCTATAACGAGAACCCAACTCATTTTGTTTTGCCAAAGGCGTACAGTTTTCTGCTGCCTTTGATAGAGTCGTACGCGAACAACCTTGAGGCGTTCTTGCAGTACATCATCGGCATTCGGGATTCACTGGATAAAAATTCAGCGGCGTTTTCCGAAGTGCAGGCGTTGTTCCGCCGAATCAACGGTCGTTACACCCAGCAGATTCGCAGGGAGCGTAGCAGCCGAGCCATTGCCAAGGCGGAGAAACTGTTCGGGGAAACGGATTACCACACTCGCATTCAGTGGGTGTCTGATCTGGAGCACGAATGGGCGCAGCGACGCTTGTCCTTTATGGACGACGCCAGTCGGGGCAAACGCCTCAGTCTGGATCGTCGAGCCGAGTTACTTGCGGAGTTTTGGAACATCATTGATACAGAAATCGAAGAAGGAAAAGGGCTTAATAAGTGGAATTGAATAAACCGTGGAGTTACTCAGCGTTGACGGCCTTTGAAACCTGCCCCCGCAGGTACCAGTTGACGCGCGTGACTAAGGAGGTAATCGAAAAACAAACAGAAGCAACGATCTGGGGCAACAAGGTGCATAAGGCGCTTGAGTTGTTCGCTAAAGGTGAGAAGCCCCTACCCGACGATCTGAAACACTACGAACGCTACGTTCGGAAGATTCAAGCATACGAAGGAAAACGCGTGGTTGAAGAACGCATGGCGATCGACGCCAACTTCAGACCCACCACGTGGATGGCTAAGAACGTTTGGTGTAGGGGCATCATAGACATAGGTGTAGTTGGCTCGGACACTGCGTATCTTCTGGACTGGAAAACAGGTAAACGCAAGCCAGATTCAGACCAGTTGATGTTGTTCGCTGCCCTCGCCTTCACCCACTATCCATGGATTGACAACGTAGTCACCGGTTTTATCTGGTTAAAAGAAGGTAAATTCGACAAGCAGAAGTTCACGCGTAATCAGATTCCTGAAATCTGGAACGTCTTTCTGCCACGTGTTACCAGATTGGCGCACGCCTACGACGACGATAAGTGGATTGCGAAGCCATCAGGGCTGTGTAAGAACTGGTGCCCAGTGGGAAGGAGTCTGTGTGAATTTTGCGGGACGTAAATAAGGAGACTAATCAGTGCCCGAACTTCGTGAACTTCGTGAACTTACGAATGAAGAGTTGATCCGCCACGCGGTATTTGGCAACGCACGCCTAACGATTCTGGAGAACGAGTTGGTACACCGACTCGAAGACATGATGAACGCCCACCCTGACTACGAGTTTCCGCAGTGGGTCGGTGAACTGATTGAGGCAGACGAACCCACTCCAGATTTTCTGAAGGGTTTTTGAGTGGCAGCAACGCCGGAAAGCAGAGTTAAGAAGAAGGTAAAGGATTACCTTCAATCCATCGGGGCTTGGTACTACATGCCGGTGTCGAACGGCATGGGTCGTGTAGGCTGCCCCGACATTCTTGTCTGTTACAAGGGACTGTTCATGGCCTTCGAGACGAAGGCGCCCGGGAAGATCAAAAATGTTACGCCCAATCAGGAGCGTGAAATTTTTGAGATTCAACGTGCTAACGGGTTAGCAGTTGTAGTGGATGATGTTGAACAAGTTAAGGAGGCGATCAATGCCAAAGTCATCGAAGCAGGAATTAAAGACTAAGGCCGAATACAACAAGCGGCCCGATGTCCAAGCCAAACGTGTGGCGCAGAACAAAGCGCGTCGTCACGCCATTGCCGCCGGTAAGGCGAAGAAAGGAGATGGGAAAGATGTCGACCACAAAGTCCCGCTCGATAAGGGCGGTAGCGACGCTGACTCTAATACGAGAGTTGTTAGCCGGAAGACTAACCGTGGATGGCGAAAAGACCACCCCGGAATGTACGGAAAGAAAGGTAAGTAATGAGTGCGAACGAAACACAGGTAAGCGGTAACCACTACCAGACTGCTATTCAACCTTGGGACTTCATCGTTGCAAACGACCTTGGCTACCTTGAAGGCAACATCGTTAAGTACGTGAGCCGCTACAAGAAAAAGGGCGGTGTCGAAGACCTTCGTAAGGCTAGACACTACTTGGATAAGCTGATCGAGGTGACGTGCCATGATGGTACATGCGAAGAAGAAAGCCGTAATTCTTAAACTCAAAGACCCGGACAAGGTGCTGAACGTTATTCCATCGGCGAAGACGTTCAAGGTAAAAGGCGAAACGCTGACCGCAGTGCCGCATCGAATCGAAGAGACGAAGGTATTACGCAATCTTGGTTTCGACGTGCCCGCCCCCATCCGCCACTACTACGAGTGGCCCGGGAGATTCAAACCGTTTGACGCGCAGCGTGAGGCCGCAGCGTTCCTATCCATGTACGACCGGGCGTTCAACCTGAGCGAGTTGGGTACGGGAAAATCACTGGCGTCGCTGTGGGCGTACGACTACCTGCGCAGCATCGGTAAGGCGAACAAGGTACTCATCGTTTCACCGCTCTCCACTCTGGAGCGCACGTGGGCTGACGAGTTATTCCATCACTTCCCACACCTGACATCCGTGGTTCTCCACGGGTCGAGGGATAAGCGTATCAAGCTGCTCGACCAAGACGTCGACGTGTACATCATCAACCACGACGGCGTGCAGATCATCGAGCCGCACCTCAAAGAGCGTACGGACATCGACCTTGTCATCATCGACGAGATCGCACAAGCCGCACGTAACGCAGGCACTGACCGCTGGAAGGCGATCAACACAGTGGTGAACAAGCACAAGAAACCACGAGTGTGCTGGGGCATGTCGGGTACACCGACGCCAAACGCTCCGACAGACGCGTGGGCACAGTGCCGACTGGTTGTTCCAGAAAAGGTGCCGCCCTACTTCAACCGGTTCAAGGCGCAGGTCATGCGCCAGTTGAGTCAGTTCTCGTGGGTACCAAAGGAAAACGCCACCGAGATCGTGAAGGACGTCATGCAGCCGTCGGTTCGATTCACCAGAGATGAGTGCGTCGACCTACCGCCGCTTATGTACGAGACCCGCACGGTCGGTCTGACGAAGGAGCAGTCGAAGGCATACAAGGAGATGCTGACCAAACTGCGCACCGAAGCAGAGTCCGGTGAGATCACCGCTGTAAACGAAGCCGTGAAGATGGCGAAGCTGGTGCAGATCGCCTGTGGCGTGGTCTACGCCAACAACGGTGACGAAGTAACGATCCCGTCCAACCCCCGCATCGACGAGGTGCGTGAGATCGTGAGCGAAGCTGAGGGCAAGGTCATCGTGTTCGTGCCGTTCGTATCGTCGGTCAACATGGTGGCGCAGGAGTTGGCTAAGGACTTCAGCGTTGAGGTCATCCACGGTGGCGTGAAGAAGGACGAGCGCGACAGGATCTTCGCTGCGTTCCAGAAGAGCAAAGACCCGAAGGTACTGGTAGCGCAACCCGCTGCGATGTCCCACGGGCTGACGCTGACGGCGGCGAGCACGATCGTCTGGTACTCCTGCGTGACGTCCAACGAGGTGTTCGAGCAGGCCAACGGTCGCATCAACCGCCCGGGGCAGAAAATGAACAACTTCATCATCATGCTCGAAGGCACGGCGGTCGAGCGGCGGATTTACACCCGTCTGCAAAACAAGCAGAAGATGCAGGGCGCCCTCCTCGACGAAGTAAAAGCTACTCGGCAGGCTGTAATCGCTTGACAGAAATTCGCATACGCACTAACCTGTGTACATGTAAACATGTGAGGAGGTAAACGGACGATTATGAACTTACTCAAACCAGAAGAAGTTTCGGCAAAACTGGGGATCACCAAGGCGGCGCTACCGGCGCTGCGCAGACGTGAAAGCAGTTTCCCAGCACCAATAAGAGTCTCGCAGAAGGTTCTACGGTGGGACGAAGCTGACATTGAAAATTGGCTTAACGCTAAAAAGGAGAGCACTGATGGCGAAAGCGACAGAATTAGATGACGTCTCGCTACTGAAGATGTTCATCGCCCTACGAGACCGGCGAGCGCAGAGAAAGGCTGCATACGACGCCGACGACGCAGGGGATAAGGAGAAGCAGGAAAAGATCGAGGTCGAGTTCCTACGCCGCTTCAACGAGCGGGGTATCGACAACGTATCTGCCCGAGAGATCGGTACTGCTTACAGGTCTACACGTTCATCCGCTACGGTTGGCGACTGGGATTCCCTCCTAGACTACATCCGTGGGGAGGACGCGTGGGAAATGCTGGAACGACGTGTTAACAAGACTGCCGTGGAGCAGTATCGTGCCGTCAACGACGACCTGCCGCCCGGTGTTAACTGGAGCGAAACTCAGGTCATCAACTTTCGACGTAAATAACTTAATGAGGTAATTCCAAATGAGCGACATGGTTGCAATTAAATCGTCCAAACTCCCCGCCCACCTGCAAGGTAAGACCAAGGCGTCCAACGTCTTCGCCGCTGCCGTTAGCGTTGGCGGATTCCCTGTGGTCTCGATCAAGGGCAAGGTGTTCCACATCCAACGTGGCGACGAGCGCACTCTGGTAACGAAGCCGGACAGCGACGACGAGCCAGCATCTTCACTGGAAGTGGTCATCCTGTCTGCGAACCCAAACAAGTCCAAGGTCTACTACGCCAGTGGCTACGAAGAAGGCTCGGTTGCCAAGCCGACCTGCTACTCCAACGACGGTGTTGGCCCTGCGAGTGACGCGGAGGAACCGCAAGCCAAGAAGTGCGCCGTGTGCCCGCACAACCAGTGGGGCTCCCGCATCACCGACAACGGTGGCAAGGGCAAGGCGTGCGGCGACTCTATGCGTCTGGCGATCACTCCGGCGGGTATGCTGAACGACCCGATGCTCCTGCGCGTTCCCGCTGCTACACTGAAGACTTTGGGTCAGTACGGGGCCCAGTTGGCGAAACGTGGCGTAGAGCCGAAGCACGTTGTTACCAAGATCGGTTTCGATTACAGCGTTGCCCACCCTGCCCTGACGTTCAAAGCCACTCGCTTTGTTGACGCCGAAGAGTACGTAGAAGTCGAAGCCACGCTTCGCGACGAGGAAGAAGTAATCGGTCAGATCATTGGCACCCTTGAGGCTCCGGCGGGTAACGTCGAGTCGGTAGCTAATGAAGCTGCTCCTACGGTTGCCAAGTCAAAGAAGTTGGAAGAGGCGGAAGCTGAAGCAGATGCTGCACCGAAGGCCAAGGTCAAGGTTGAAGCAGACGCCGACGACGATGAAGAAGCCCCAGCGCCGAAAGCTAAGCCCAAGGCAAAGGTAGTCGAAGAACACGATGACATCGACGCCGCTTTGGACAACTTAGATTTCGACGACTAACCCTGTGTAGTTAAGACGTACGGTAGCCGGGGTAACACCCGGCTTGCCGTTTGTTAACGCGTTAACAGGTAGGTGGGGATAATGGGCACACAACAATTCCTTGAACTGATAACGCCAACCGAGGGTTACAAGATAATCGCGTTGGCGGCGACCGGGGAAAACGGTCGCGGTTGGTTCAAATACAAAAAATACCCAACAGCAGAGGAAGCGGCTAAGGCAGCGTTGTTGTTCGACAGCAGAGGGGAAACCGTCTACTTCGCAGTAAATTCTTTTGGTGATTGGTACCACGACGAGGTAAAGAACAAGAAGCGTATCCGTACGCAGGAGAATGTGGTCGCGTGCCGTAGTTTGTTCGACGACCTCGACGTCGACGGCGACGACGACAAAAAGTATTCGACGCGCGAGGAAGCCCTCGCCGACATCATCAAGCTGGCAAAGGCACTCCGTCTGACGCCAACCATCACTTCATCTGGCGGTGGCTACCACTGCTACTTCTCGCTGGACGAAGACGTAACCAAGCAGGTGTGGGAAGAACTGTCCGCGATGAAGCGCGACATCACCACCTTCATGGGACTCAAGGCAGACCGTGCTGTCGATATGGACAGCGCCCGTGTTCTCCGCCCTGTGGGTACCCACAACCGCAAGTCTGATACCCCGCGTGAGGTCATCGTAGTTAAAGAAGGAAAGGCTTACCCAGTTGATAAGGTACGCGCCGCTCTCCAGTCCTACATCGTAGCTAACAACATCCAGCCCGCACCGACCAACAAGAAGTCGTCGGTCGACAACCCATTCGCAGCAGCCCTAGGCGACTACCCGCCGTCGGATGCCAACGTGGTGGCGGAGCACTGTTCTGCGATTCGCGAGTTTAAGGAGACCGGGGGAAACATCTCCGAGCCTCACTGGCACCGCGCGATCGGTGTCGTTAAACACTGCGTCAACGGCGAGCAGATCATCCACGCCTGGAGCAAGGGGTACGAGGACTACTCCGAGATTGAGACTCAGGACAAGATCGACGAGTGGACAGTCGGCCCGACATCCTGCGTGGAAATGAACAAGCACATCGGTTGCATGGAGAACTGCCCGTTTGCGGGAAAGGTCTACGGCCCGATCCAGTTGGGTGCCACCGAGGACGCTGAGTCCGTTGAAGAAGAGACCGAGGCGCCCGAAGCACCCGAGGATGACGACAAAGCCACGGTCATCGAGGGACAGACGATCCCCTACTGGCCTGACAACGGT